AGTTAGATTAGCACTTGAACCATCTAATGTTCCAAGTCCAACTTCAAACTCTGTTGTACCTTGATTAAAAATACAATAGTAAGTCGTGTTGTTGTTTCCTATACCTTGTGCAAAAGTTTCAAAACCAGTTACTGCTGCTCCAAGTGCAAACGCACCTGTGCCAGTAGTTGTGCTTGTTACTTTTACTCTGTCGTTTATTACCAACGCCATAAATTTTCTCCTTATGCCATACTAATAATTGCATTAGCCGGTGTAGTCGGATCAGGAAACGTGATGGTAAAAGTACCATTCGTTGCTGTCTTGTTTCCACCAAAATCTAAAACCACTACTAATCTATTTGCTGTTCCATCAACTGTATCTGTATTATAGATCGCTGCAAAAGCGGCAGTAAAAGATGCACTACTATAAGTAACATTATCAAAATCAACTGAAGCAACTGCTGTGCTCGAAGCAACTCCAAATCTTGTTAATGTTTTAACTGAATAGTTAGTTCCACCTGTTGTATCTACTTCGCCGTTTCCAGTTCCTGCTAAATACACAGTTGAAGATGTTGAATATGGATTAGTTGTGTACAATGAAATTTTAAAAGTGTTTCCACCAGAAGCTTTGAAGTTATGATTTGCTTCGAAGAGAGCACCTCTAAAACTATTTGGTATTATGTTTGCCATATTGTTTTATCTCCTATGTATAACTTGATGGTGGTTTAACGTTAAGTTGAGCTCGAACTTCACCATCTTGATATTCGTCTCTGCGTCTTTGACCGATTTGCTCGATCGCGTACGATTCTATTGCCTCTTTATATTGGCCTTGGTAGTATTGTAACATATCTGCTGGACCTTTCAAGTATCCATATGCATTTACCAGACAGGCGTATAAAAGTAAATCTTGATATTTATTTGACAAATAAGTCCCAACTGTAGCTGGAGCAGGAGTAGATGTAGTATCAGTTATGGTTTCTGGCTCCTTGTCATAAGCTAAAGTAATTTCATAAGTTTTATCAGGTGTTGGTGCTAAAACCCAAAATTCTTCATCCCAGTTTGCATAATATTTAGGTATGTCTACAGCTGCAGTTCCAGGTGTAGAGTAAAATTCTGCTATGTATGATGTATCTTTTTGTTCTAAATAAAATTGATTACCAGCTGAATCTTTAAATTGCACATATCTTATGGCTCTTAAATCATCAGGTATCGTAACATATCTATTTCCAACAATAGCATTTGATGTTGCATAAAATACACTTTGATCAGTATCTATCGCTCTATGAATTTTATTTTCTGCATTTATAATTATAGTTTCTAAAACTGCGTCCGTTAAAACATTACTACCAACTTCAGTGTAGTTTCTAATATCATCTCTTAAGTTTGTTAAAGTATATGCCATAATTAATTAATTACCTCCAATGTCACTGGTCCTGCTGAACAGTTTTCTCCACCACCAGATATTCCCCCTGTTGTAGCATTACTAGTGCTAGTTATATGAAAAAAATTTATTGGATCTGTTAAAGGATCTGTCGTTGTAGCTCCTGTAATATTACCTGAAGAATCTATTTTACCTAAAGCAATTGTAAAACCACTTGTATTATTTAAATCACTTACGTTGTCAAATGTAGGTATATTTTGAAATTGTTGTAAGTTTGGAGTGTCATCTGAATCATCACCACCAGGACCCGCTGCTATTACTTCTGGTGGGCCTCTAAATCTAACTATAGAACCTGCTGTTCTTTGATGATCTTCTGAAAAAACATTTACATAAGTTGTTCCACTATAAATTACAGTTGTAAAAGGATTAGAATCTAAAAGTATTAAACTTGTTTTTGATGCAGGTTGTGGTCTTGGATTATACAAAGCTTGTGGGTCAGAGCCAACTGGTTTTGGTTCTAACTGTGGTTGCTTTGGTTCATATTCTGAAAAATGAACTAATGATCCATTCCATTCTCTAACCATTTCATCATAAGGGAATCTTAATCCTGATCTATCTGAAATAGCGTATGCATATTTTCCTGAAGCGTATCTACCCATTATACTCCATCTCCATAAAATGTTTGTGGTGAAATGAAAGTTGATGTACCTTGATTATCCGCATCAAGAGCTCTTAATAATTCACTTTCATATCTACGTTCTAATTCTTGACTTCTATCTGGTGAATATTTTTGACTTAAATAATATGCAAGACCCGACATCATACAAGGATAAAATCTATTAACTATGTCTGATGTGTTTGTATATGCACCAGCATCTTGAATTTTTGCTAAATAATAAAAACAAAATTGAAAATTACTTGGTGTTGTAGAATCTGATACACTTGAACTTGGGGTCGTGTATAAAAATATACTTGGATTTAATTTTCTTTCTACATAATATTGTGATGGTGTTCCTTTTGCTAATTTATTTGGTGTTTGTGAATATGTAGATCTATCTATTTTTGTAAGTGCAATATCTTCTGGAGCAGCTGCATTTGAATTGTTTCTATAATAAGCTTCCAAAACTGTATCTAAATCCTCTGGAAAATTTTCTGAATCAGATGCAAAATTATATTCTGCTTGACCCTCTACTAATGGAACTTTTGCAAGTTTTACTTTCCATAAATGAACGCCTCTATTTGCCCACTCTTGAAACATAATATTTAAAGATCTTCTTGCAGATCTTAACATATATCCTGTTCTTGCACTTTTAACGCCAGTTCTTTCAAATGCTTCTTCTATGATATCATCTATTTGAGGATTAAATTGTGTCTCTTCAGATGTTGGTGAAATGGTTTGAGCAGTGTTACCCATACCAGGGTGAACTGTACAATAATAAAATAATAAAGGGGCGCCTGTAGTTCTTACAGGTGCAACATTAAATGTTGTTTGTGCTCCTGCATTTCCTGGTACTCCTGTGGAAGTTACACCTGTAGTATAAGCTGTGCCTGCTGGTGTTGCGTGTGTACCATTTGGCGTTGTAGAAAAAGCTATTTGGTGAGTTAAATTTGTGTTGTCAGATTGATCAAATATATAAGTATTGCCTTCTTGTAAATATAAGACAACATTAGCCTCTCCGTTAATATAATATTTATTACCGGTGCCGTATTTGTTAGTCCCCGTTGCTACGGTTACTTTATAAGTTATTGTAGCCACAATTTACTCCTACGTAAATGTTATAGTAACACTTGGTGTAGCTGTTAGATCTAAATAAATTCCTTCTTCAAATAAAATTCCAGAACCTGGAACATAAAAATCTATTCCTTCAGATCCAAACTCAAACGTAGCTATTGCAGTTCCTGTAGATCCACCAGATTTAAAAATTATTTTAGATCCAGAGGCTCCCTCTGCTTGTATTCCTGTTAACCTAGCTCGTTGAGTTGTAGGAACCATTTGAGCATCGGCTGTAGCGTTGGCTACCTGTTGATCACTTGAGTATGATGACATTGTTTCTCCTTAAATTATGTGTGGGCCGAGGCCCACACTAAATTATTATGCTAAGTTATTGTTTTGCTGATACGTAATCGTAATTCTAACTTCACCTGCATTTGTTGCTGCAGAATTAGTAAAATTAATTCTTTGATCAGATGTTCCAATATCTTCCCAAGCTAATGCTCCACCAGCGGTTGTTGTTGGGTATTGTCTACCTGCAGTTGTTCCGATTGTATGAGCGTTTACAAGAGCAGTAGCTGCGCCACCAACAAAGCCAACACTAATATTAGTAGAAGTGTTTGCTGCTGTAATAATATCAAAAATACAATCAATGATTTGTGAATTTGCTGGAATTATTACATCTGATGCTTGAGCTGCGATTGCTCCGCTTGAAAGATCAATTGCAAAAGTTTGTGCCATTACAACTTGACCTGTGTTTTTCATATCAGTTCCAACTGTAGTACCTGTAGTATTTTTAATAGTACCAGCTAATATTGGTCCTGAAAACGTAGTTTGTGCCATAATTATATCCTCCTAGTTTCTGAATACTGTCTCTAGGCCGTCGACTATACTCGTCAGTATTCTAATTAATTGTATAGTGTGTCTTTTATACAACACATTTAATTAGAGCGCAAGAGAGCCTGTAATGTGAATTGATTTTATTCAACGATGTAGCTTTTTATTAAGTAGCTACTGAAACTTGTGGGGCCGCATCCTCAACTTTATTTTCCATATGAGCTTTTTTTGCTTCTGCTGCTCTTATGTGGGTAAGAACTTCTCTAACTTTTCTATCGATCTTAACCATATTGAGAGTATATCTACCCTCTTTAAGATGCTCCTGCTCCCATTCTAGATCCAGACCCCTCTTCTTCGTGTAAAGGTCTTGTAGATGTTGCATCATCTCCTCCATTTATAACCTCCTCATAGGTTATATAGTTTCGTGAAGGACTATAAAACCCTTCATCTTCCCATTTTATATCACCTTTTCCCAGTTTGTCAACTATAGCATTTTCTATAGATATTGGGCCATCTTCTGATGATATTTGGAAGTCTGCATAATAACCATACGCACGGATTTGTACTCGGAAGTTTTTCATATTCACACCTTACTATAAAAAAAGGGCCGATACAAGATCGGCCCTTTAATATCTTTTTATTATGTTGCGTTAGATCCGAAGATACCTCTAGGGTCAGAGAATCCAAATACGTATCTCTCTCTAGCTTTGTATCTTACGTTTCCAGTATCAAAGTCACCTTCCATTGAAGTTTTGATAGGTGATCTATTGAAATGCTTCAAGCCATTAGGCACATCAGTTTTAATAAAGAATTTCTTCGCAGCAGTTAAGTAGTTGTTTACTACATATCCACCAGAGATCATTCCCATATTTCTGATTGCGTTAATGTCATTGTCCGCAGTACCTACTCTACCAGCAGAATTCATAAGTCTGTCAGCAGTAAATCTTAACGCTGAAGGGATTATTAATCTTACTCCTTGCGCCGCGATTTTTAGGCCTCTTTCATCAGTAAATGCCGCGATGTCAATCAACGACTGTTCTAATGAAGTTTCATTAAGTTCAGCAGCTGTTGTTAGCTCATTTGATAATGTACCAGCTAATGTTGGGTGGTCAGTAGCGCAAAGCTCTTTACCATCTCCACCAGCGAAGTTTGCATCAAATGCATTGTTAAGTACCGCTGCACCTTTGATATTCTTAGTAGACGCCATAGATCTTGCTAACGCTTTTGTATATCTAGACGCAAGTCTGTCATACAAGTTATCTTCGATAGCTTCTTCTGTGATAGCGAATGCTAATGCAACCGTTTCGTTAGTGTAACGAGCTGTGAAAGTTTCTTGTGCTTGATCAAACTGAACGCCTTGACCTTCAGGTTTGACTGATGCATTTGCGAAACCAGCTAACATTACTTCCTCTTCGAAAGCTCTGTCTGATGTTTCAGTGTCAAAAATTTCTGCCCACTGCTCGCCATATTGTTTATACTCTAGTCCAAATAGTGCATTTAGACCAGGCTCTAGTTCTTTAACTAGTTGTGCTCTTGATATTGCCATAGTTAATTGCTCCTATTAGTTAGAAATTGACGCTGCTGGCGAAATTTGAACTACTACGTTCGAATTAGCCGAAGCATTATCGTCGTTTCCGGGATCGTTTGCTGTTCTAACAATTCTAAACATTGAAGTAGCCGCTGTACCAGTAACATCCAATTTAACAGTCGATTGACCATTACTTGAAGTACCAACAGTTGCTCCATCAGTTGGATTAAAAGTGTTAAGAAGATTCGCTTGTGTTACCGCTGCATCCGCTTTGCAAGTATACTCTTGCATAGGGTTGTCGTTAACAAAGCCGATTCCGTCTGTTGAACCAGTATTATAATCCGTTCCGAACGTAGTACTAGCCAACACGTGGTTTGCGAAAGTAGGTTTGCTTGTAGAA